CCAGTAGAAACTATTCTAGGAATGCATAGTATCAATTTATTATGAGTAAGACAGTAAACGCAGGTAAGTATAATCGTAAAATAGTAATATATGAAATAGTAGAAGGTACAGATAGCGAAGGTTTTCCAGCAAACGTAGAAAGTGAAATACTTACTACATATGCAGAAGTAAAAACTTTACGAGGCTATACCTTAATAGTTAATAATAGTGACTTTGATAAAGCATATGTAAACTTTACTATAAGATATTCTCAGAATGTATATGATGCATACTACAATAGTGCTAATTCAAATAGAGACGTACTAATTAAGTTTAGAGGTAAAGACTATAAGATAGAATATCTAAATAATATAGACTTTGCTAACGTCGAATTAGAACTACAAGCTAAGGAGGTAACTCACTAATGGCTAAGTTTGTAATGCAACTACCTACAGAGATATTAAAAGATATAGAATACATAAATAACAATAGTGATAAGATATTCGGAGAAATGACACAGGCAGGAGCAAACGTAACTATCCAGAACGTAAGAAGTAACATTCCTAAAAGTTTCGTAGATAGTAATATAATGAATTGCCTTAAAATTACTAGAGTATATAAAACTCCGTCAGATCAGGGTATAAATACTAAAGTAGGTTTCTTCGGATATTTCACTAATAAGAATGGAGTTAAAACACCAGCTCCGTTAGTTGCTAATGTATTCGAATATGGATCAAGTAAGTTTACTAAACAACCTTTTTTTAGAAGATCATTTAAAAAGGCTCAGATAGAAAAGGCTATGCTAGAAGCACAAAAAAGATTTAGTAGAGGTTTACTAAGTGAATAACGAACTACAAACTATATTTACTAACTTTGCAGTAGAAGGAGTAAGTATTCCAGTATCATTTTTAAGATATACAGGCAGATCGACAACCTATATAACTTATCAAGAAATACAGGACGATACTTCTTTTAGTGCAGACGACGATCTACAAGCCTACGTAACCTATTATGACTTTGATATATATAGTAAAGGTAATTATTTAAAAATAATAGAGAGTGTAAAAGAAATATTAAAAGCTAATGGCTGGATATGGCAACCTAGTATGACTTCGCAAGACTTATACGAAGAAGATACAGGATACTACCATAAAACGCTATGCTTTGCAAAAATAAAGGAGGAGAATAATAATGGCTAAAATAGGAGTTCAAAACTTTTTATATGGAATACTTACAGAAGCATCAGACGGAACAGCTTCATATGGAGAAGCATTAAAGCCTGGAAAAGCTGTAAGCTGTAATGTAAGTATTTCTAGTAATGATGCTAAGTTATATGCAGACGATAGCTTAGCAGAAAGTGATACAAGTTTCCAAAGTGGAACAGTATCAATGGAAGTAGATAATGCAGATATGACTACTCAAGCTACATTATTAGGGCATACTATTTCAGGAGAAGAAATGGTACGTAACGCTAATGATACAGCTCCATACGTAGCTTTAGGACGTATCGTAACTAAAATGGTAGGCGGAGCTAACAAATATAAAGTAGAGTTTTTATGTAAAGTTAAGTTTTCTGAGCCAAGCCAAGAAAATACAACTAAAGGAGAGAGCGTAGAGTTCGGAACTACTACACTAGAAGGTATCGTATCTACACTAGCTAATGGAAACTGGAGTAAGACACAAACATTCGATACAATGGCAGAAGCTAAAACGTATTTAGAAGGTTTATTCGGAACAGCTCCAAGTCACTAATAACAGGGTAGGCGAATGACCTACCTTTTTTTTAATATATAGGAGGTAAAATGAAATGAAAGATAATGCAGGAAAAATAACATATAAAGAAAAAGAATATAAAGTAGTATTTAATTTAAACGTAATGGAAGCAATACAAGAGGAGTTCGGAACACTAGATAAGTGGACGGAATTAACTTCTGGAACTAATCAAGAAGTAAATGTAAAAGCCTTAAAGTTCGGCTTTACTCAGATGCTAAACGAAGGACTATCTATAGAAGCAGACGAAAACGGAGAAGAATATAAGCCTTTAACGTCAGCATTCGTAGGTAGAATGCTTACAGATATCGGACTAGATACTATGACTAAAACACTACAAGAAACAGTAATAGAAAGTACTAAAACAGACGAAGGAAAAAACGCATAATTCCTGACGTAATAGAAGGAGAAGAAAGTAAGCCTATAGACTTTACTTTTTTTTATTTCGTCGGGAAGACTAAACTAAATCTATCTTTTAAAGAAACTGGAAGACTAACATATAAACTATTTACTCAACTATACCAGCATTATAAAAATGACTTTGACTTAGAAATGCAAATGAAAAATAAAAATGTAACGTATAGTCAGCTATATGCTAGACAACAACAGGAGGACGAATGGTTTTAAGTTTCAAAAAGAAAAAATAAAATAAAAAAATGTTCTACGTGGAACATAGAAAGGACGGTGAAATATGGCTAGCTTCGGAGGATCAATAAAATTAACAGGAGCAGACGAGTATAAAAACTCATTAAGACAAATATCACAAAGTCTAAGAGAAACAGGCTCAGAATTAACCGCAATAGCAAGTAAATACGATAAAAACGATAGTTCTTTATCTACATTAAAAGCAAAAACTACTGAAATGACAGCAGTATTAGGTAAACAAAATCAAGCCTATGCATCTTTAAAGAGTGCATACGATAGTTTTAGTGCTAAAGTGAGCCAACAAGCCCAAGCTCATACTAAATTAGTTCAAACATACGAAAAAGAGAAGCAAGAACTAGAAAATATTCGTAAAGCATCTGGAGAAAGTAGTCAGGCTTTTCAAACTCAACAAGCTAAAGTAAATGATTTAGCAACAGCAGTAGCTAAAAGTTCTCAAAATATGAATGAAAATCAGATAGCACTAAGTAAAATGAAGACACAGCTAAATCAAACTGAGACTACAGTAAATAAAACTACTAAAGAAATAGAAGAACTAGGTAACGCAACAGAAGAAAGTGGAGAAAAGGCTAAAAAAGGCGGAGACGGATATACAGTATTTAAGAATATCCTAGCTAATTTAGGTACTCAGGCTATAAATACAGCGTTAAATGGACTAAAAAATCTAGGTAGTGCATTTATTAACGTAGGGAAGCAGGCTTTAAATAGCTATGCAGACTACGAACAGCTAGTAGGTGGAGTAGAAACTCTATTTAAAGAGAGTGCAGGCATAGTAGAAGGCTACGCAAATGAAGCTTATAAAACAGCTGGGCTAAGTGCTAACGAATATATGGAGACTGTTACTAGTTTCTCAGCATCTATGTTACAAAGTCTAGGTAATGATACTCAAAAATCAGCAGAAATGAGTAATCAAGCAATTATAGATATGTCAGATAACGCTAATAAAATGGGTACGGATATGTCTATGATCCAGAATGCATATCAGGGCTTTGCAAAACAAAATTATACAATGCTAGATAACTTAAAATTAGGTTATGGTGGTACTAAAACAGAAATGGAACGACTAATCGCTGATGCTAATAAAGTAAAAGAGGCAAACGGAGAAATGGCGGACTTATCTATTAACAGTTTCGCAGACGTAACAGAAGCAATACATATAATACAAACAGAAATGGGTATTACAGGTACTACTTCTAAAGAAGCAAGCGAAACTATATCAGGATCAGTAAATGCTATGAAGTCTTCGTGGAGTAATTTACTTACTGGAATAGCAGACGATAACGCTAACTTTAGTGAATTAGTAAATAACTTTGTAGATAGCTTAGTAACAGCTTTAAATAATATACTTCCAAGAGTAGAAACAATATTCGAAGGACTAAGTTTACTAATTACTAATCTTCTTAATATACTTTTAGAGAAAATAGTTCCTATGGGAGTAAAACTAATTGAAAATCTAATAACAGGAATGACAGAAGCCCTACCAGATATAATGGCGAGTATGAATAAAGCAATAAGTACTATACTTACTACGCTAGTTTCATTACTACCTAAGATATTAAATATGGGCTTACAGATAGCAGGATCTTTAATAAAAGGAATAGGAGAATTACTACCTACTTTAATACCTTTAATTGTAGAAACAATATTAAATCTAGTAGAAACTGTTATAGATAACTTAGACCAGATAATAGAAGCAGGAGTTCAATTAGTTATGGGCTTAGTAGAAGGAGTAATGACAGCAATACCTAAACTACTAGAAAAAGTACCAGTAATAATTGAAAAATTATTAAATGCTATATTTAATAATCTACCTAAGATATTAGAAATGGGTATTAACGTAGTTCTTAAATTAGTAGAAGGACTAATACAGGCAATACCTAAACTAGTAGAAGCAGTACCTCAAATTATAATGAGTTTATTAAATGCTATATTAACTAACATACCTAAGTTAATAGAAACAGGTATTACTTTAATACTTAAATTAGTAGAAGGTTTATTAGATGCAATTCCAGATCTAGTAAGTGCAATACCAGAAATAATAATTAACTTAGTAACAGCTATATTAACAAACATACCAAAACTAATAGAAACAGGTATTACTTTAATAGTAAAACTTGCAGAAGGTTTAATAAAAGCCATACCGCAATTAGTAAGTAAAATACCTCAGATTATAAGTTCTTTAGTAAATGGTATTATTTCTAATCTACCTAAACTATTACAAGCTGGAAAAGATTTATTAAATAAATTAAAAGAAGGAATAGTATCAGGAATAGGAAGCCTATTAGACGTAGGTAAAAACTTAGTACAGGGCTTATGGAATGGTATTAACAATGCTAAAGACTGGGTATTAGATAAAATTAGAGGACTAGGAAAATCAATTCTAGGAGCAATAAAAGGAATATTCGGAATACATTCACCTTCTACAGTAATGAGGGATCAAGTAGGAAAGAACTTAGCACTAGGTATAGGTGAAGGTTTCGAAGAAGAAATGAAAGAAGTAACAGCAGATATGCAAGATGCACTACCTACTAACTTTGATACAGATCTAAACGTAGGAAGCAATTCACTAGGAGCATCTTTTAACTTCGATAGTATGGTAGTAGCTTTTAAAGAGGCACTAAGCGATATGAAAATAGAATTAGACGACGAACAGGTAGGACGTTTCGTAGAAACTACCGTAACAAATGCGATATATAATTAGGAGGTGGTAGAATGAGAAATTATATAATTCTAAACGGAGTTAATTCAAATACAATTACAGGACTGTTAATATCTACACTACCACCTATTACTAAAC